GCCGCTGTGTTCATCTTGAAGGTCGTCGTAGCGGCCATCTGCACCCCGTCAATAAAGAACAGGACGCTGGCCGAATTGGTAAAGTCAATCCTGAAGGTGTAATAGGTATCAAGAACCAGAGTCTTTCCGGTTGACACGATCCCGCTCGCTGCTGTTCCGTCGTCCGTCCTAATAACAGGAACAAGACCCGCGCCGACCGTTGTATAAAGCCCAAAAAAGGCGTATTTTGCCACTTCATCGGCGGTCAAGAAAGCCTGACTCCCCGCGCCATAGGAATCGTTCATCATGCCGAATCCGATTTCCGTCAGCAGAGTCGGAGCCGTATGAATCGCCATCCGACACTCGAAAATCAGCCCGTTATCGATGTTCCACGGCTTGTCATCCTTCCCGTAAAGACCCGCCGCTGCGTTCTCATTCACCTGCCCGATTTCGCACTTGAAGATTGAAGCCGCCGGAGCCGTTGTCGTTGCGCTGTTCAAATCAAGGTCAGTCCAGATGTCGGTATTGATCGCGCCCAAGAAGTCATCCATAAGAACGACCGGAGCAACGGGCAGAACCGTCTCGTGTGTCGTCTTGTCATAGAAGGCTAACTGGCCGCCTCTCCATTTTGATCCTGTGTTTCCCATAATAGCCTCCTTTTATCGTGTTGGTTGCCAAATTCTAATGTAATCAAGATAAAGAATCCCAAGCCCTGCATCGACCCCAACTTTCTGGGCCACTACAAGCGGCTGGAACATGATACTCGCCCCGTTGCTCATATTGAAAGTGGTCGTCGAACAGACATTCACGCCGTCAATGTAGAATTTCACATTGGCAACTTCGGTGAAATCCATCCTGAATACCTGATACGTCCCTATAACGGAAGTCACACCCGTTGTGACAATACCGCTATCATTTGCCGCATCATCTGTGCGAATTTGAGCGACAAGCCCTGCGCCCACGGTTGTATAGAAACCGAAGAAAGCGCAGATTGCAGCTTCATTCGCCACCAGTTTTCTGTTCGCGCCTGCCGTCCAGTTATCGTTCTGGACTCCCAAGAGGATTTCCGTCCCGATGGTAGGAGCTACGGTCATCTTTGCTCGACACTCGAAGATAAAACCCTTGTCAGCGTTCCATGCTTTGTCGTCTTTGCCATAGACCCCGTTCTCATCGGTTGCACCGGCGACGTTGGTCGTGAAGATCAGGTTGCTTGCGGCTTGCGTTACCGCACCTGCGCCGGTATCTGCCGCTGTCCAGAAATCTCCGTTGAGAGTTGTACCTAAGAAGTCATCATACAGGATTGTCGGTGCGAGAGGTTTGACGGTTTCGTAAGTTGTCCCGTCGTAGAAGGCCAGTTGTCCAGCCCGCCATTTACTTTTTGTCTGTCCCATCTTGTTCTCCTTTCACTCTGCCAAGTGCTGCCATAATAGGCAGATCAGTTATAGCCAACCCGGTGTGGGTTGGCCTGGATATCGCTCTTTAATGAGCCTGTCTCGTTCAACAAAAAAGATTTTTCGGCATTCCTCTATCGGTTTTCCAATAGATTGCGGCATGACCACTTTTTTCAGATCCGGCCCATAAGCTGAACCTCGCAGCTTATTGTCAACCCAGACCTCAAACTGGTTATTGACTGCGCACATTCTTTCCGCTTCATACCGATCCATCCTCTTTTCGAGATTCGCCATGCGCTGTTCCAGGTTTGACGATTCTCTTTCCTTCGTTTCCATTTTAAACTTATTTTCTCCCATAAACCCTCCAGATATGAAGGCCGTTTTAAGGGGACGGCCAAACCCCTAACATTTTTAGGCCAGAGCCGTAACCGACCGAGCCTGAGAATAACGAGGCTCCAGGATAGCGACAATCGTCACATTCCCGGTTGTAGCTCCTGCATCTGCGAAGTTCAGCGTCAGCCATTCCTCTTGGTTTGCCATGTCCATCTCGGCAGCATCGACCTCGACAATCAGCATCCAGTTGTCATAGGTCGCATGAGCAATAGTGAGGGTATTGACAAGGGCAGAATCGGCAGCCAGAACGTCGGCAGTCGCACCCAAGACAGCAGTTCCGGCATAGGCGTACTTGAAATAGAGTGCCGATGTTTTTGCTCCATCTGACACCCCGCTAAGGCAGGTCAGTACGGGATCACCGCCGCCGAGCGTGTGGGTCTGAATTATAAACGTAGCCCGGTGGAAATTTTTCATATTGATCGAGTCGGGAACCGTCGGATTCGCGGTCAGCGCAAGGTCATTCGCTATCGGAACTATTTTGAATTTTTCAGGTAAATACATTTTAACTACCTCCTTGTTTTATGTTGTTAATCAGTTTTTATTTAGAAGAGTCGAAGCTCCCCAAGTTAATAGTTATCTCGCTGCCAAAGTCACGAACGGGCTCTGCGTTGCCGCTGTTGCCTGTTCGGGTGTGAAAACCTTGCTCCATGCAGGCTGACCGTCGCATCTCATAACGAAACGATAATAGGTTTCATCGGTGATGAATGCGTAATGAATCGAGGTTGCTTCCTGAACACCACCTTTCTCAATCCAGAGGTATTCGCCGAAATCTGCCAGGATGATGTCGCCGACATCGCCCAGTTTCGAGCAATGGTTGGATGGAATAACCGGACGGCCAAAGAGTGTGCCGTAAGGTGCTGCGCTTGCACCGCCGGGAGGTTGATAAACCGGAGTTCCGCCAACCCCTACCGTGATCCCCATCGTGTAAAGTTGCGGTTCGATAGACTGATTGATCAGCCAAATCGCGTTGGTTCTTGAATCCGAATACATACGCGACCACATATTGACGATGTTGGCATACTCAATCGTATCCGCAAGCTGACCCGTTTCAGCGGAGACTGTCACAAGCGCCCCGGAGTTCAGAACGCCCAGAGGTTGACCTGCGCCCACGCCACGGATAACCTGTTTTTCGGCCTCTTTCACAAGAGCCAGATTGGAGCCGGTACGAATGAAGGCTTCCAGGGTCACTTTGTCGTTCAGTAGTTCGTCGGTCGTCGGAACAACAACGGCCAGCTTCTTCAGCTTAAGGACCATCTCGCGGAACTTCGGGGAACTGGTCGATTTTGTTCCTGCCTCTGAAAGCCAGTAAGCAACGATTCCACCGAACACGCCCGCGCTTTCAGTATCATCTGCCGCTGCCGGAATCGTAATCGAGTTTGAGTTCCCGGAAATCGGGAGCCGGGTTAATCTCGGAAGGATCTGGCCGGTTGAGAACATCCGTTTCTTAATTTCAGATGCGTAGTCCATCTGAACAAGGAATCCACCGTCAGCTGGAGATCCTTCGCTCATGCCCGCGGGCGCGCGAAGTTTTCTGTCAACACCCCTTGAGGGATCAACAGCCGCGTTCCTAACTGCCACAAGCGCATCGCCGAACGATGCAAACCTGTCATCCTTACCGGGAAGTCCAGGAAAACGTGCCTGAAGGTCATCCATCTGGGGCTCCACATTCGGGCGAATGCCATCACCTGCCGGTTTTGCCAGGCGTTCCCTGACAGATGCTTCCCTTTTTTCCAGTTCGAGTTCCTCTGTATAAACAGAAACGTCCGTCATAAAATCCCCAAAGCGCTTACGTTCCTCATCATTGAGATGTCTTTGCTCGTCCTGCGCCTTTGCCTTCATTGTTGCACACTCAGCCATCCGAGCCTGAATGAGTTTTGTCAATTCGATTGTTCTATCTAAAGACTGCATTTTGAACCTCCTTATTTGAGCCAGTGCTCTTTTAGTTTGTTGAATTTTTCCTCAATCTCTTTGAACTGATCGAGTTCCTCTGTTGCCCTTTTTATTTCTTTTGCAGGATCTGGCAGCATTATTCCATCGATAATAAGCGAACCCGAACTCCGCAATCCTACTGATGTTGTTTCGTAAACTGCGAAAGGGACAAGAGAAATCTCATACAGCGTGGCCTGTGTTACGTTTCGCACATACTTGCCATTCTCTAATGTCATTCCCGCCTTAACATCGTCTTTAAAACTGAAACTCATATTGCTGTAATCACCCCGTTTAATCGATGGGATCAAATCTTTTGTCCAACTTGATTCTGGAGGAACATTGTTAAATGACACACCCTCATCCCCTTCATGCAGTTTTAACGTCCCCCTTGAAGTCCGACCAAATATATATTTTAATTCATGATTCCAGAGCATCACCACATCCTTCCCGCTTTCGAGGGACCGGGTAAAGGCTCCGGGCATAATACGTTCTTTAATATCCGGCATACCTTGAATCGGATTATCGGAAAGTCGATTGTATGGTATTGCTAACCCACTTAATCGGACTTCGTTCCGATCTTCTTTTGAATATCCGATCACGGTATCAAATGATCTTTTTTCCAAGCCTGCCCGTTTTTGATGTTCGACCACCCATTTATCCGCATCTGCCAGAGACCACTTTTCAGCGTCAAAGAGATATTCCCTGATATGGACGTAATCGCTGCCATTGAGTTTCCCGATGGTAGCCCTTATCCCTCTTTCAGAGTGAATGTCTGTCGTAGTCTCTCCGATGAAATCACCATCAAGGACTGGTATTTTATGTTCTGTCATAGGTCATCCTCCTCTTTATCTGAGTCAGGCTTTTTTTCGTCTGGTTGGGGTTCCCTGTTTCCCTGAATGTTTGCGGGGTCGATATATTCGTCGCCTCCTGGGTCGGTCCTCAAGGGCATATTTTCCAATTCGAGGATATTATTTGCACTCAGCCAGCCCCATTGCCTGCCGGCAACATAGTAAGCCGTCCTGGCCGCGGTATCTCCTCTCAGCAGCCCTTCCATCCTGTGCTCGACAGATGTCCCGTCCTCTGTAATTAGTTTATTCTGTATCGCCTGTTCGATT